CGGAAGTCTATGTCTGCTGAGCCTTCATTAAAGACAACGTGGTCACTATCAAATTCTAAATAATTTACATTATTACCACCACGAAAACCTTTAAATACCATTTGTACATCTTCATCACCATTGGAAGCGTCTCTTATGTTTGCTGACATAGAGAAGAATGATGTTGTATTACCAGCATCATCATCTGCGTTAAAATGAATTTCACCGATAACATCTCCATCTGCGGGAGAGCCTGAATCTCTGTTTAGTCTTAAAATTGGACCTTGGTTACCATCAGCATCAGTTGATGTTAATGTAAGTGTGTCGGTGTTATCAGCAGTTGTGATTGTAGTGCCGTCATTAATAGTAAAAGTAGTTGCCGTAATAGTAGCCATAGTGTTACCACCAGCTTCTATTACTAAAGTATCATCGGTATTAGCCGAGATGGAGGTATCCAAATCGTCATCAAAGTCAATCTTATTATTTACACCGTCTATTTGTACACCAGCCATTATAAAACCACCACTACCCCTTCAATAGTTACAATTGCATTAATTGTTATTGGCCCTGCAAGAACTGCATGACCGACAATTTGATTAACATCAACAATAGAATCGTGCTCAGGTATTATTTCACTAGCGGGTCCACCCGAACCAATAAATAAAGGACCACCAACTTCTTCAGTTCCTGCCATATTTCCTCCTATGTACTAATTGCGTCCACTACACTTATCCAACAATCAAAACCGTTGGCCGTGCCGCTTTGTGCTTTTACTACGTCACCATTTTGTACAATCACTTTTGATGCACCTTGAATTAATTCAATGGATGAAGTAGCTGGAACACTAACGCCTTTAATTAAATATCTAGCCGTATCACTGTCACCAGCGTCCGTAATAAACACATCTAACGTGTCCGTTGTTGTTAAAATGTTAGCAAATCTTAAACCCACAATTGCATCATCACTATTTGATGTATAAATAGTAGTTGCTGAGTTGGTTATTCTTTTACCGTTACTTTCAAAATCTTGTGCCATATTTTTCTCCTAGTTTCTTATATCATAGAGCGATTGCCATCGCAACCGCGAATCCTGGTGATGCATATAGTGTATCGGTAGATACACCGCCAATTGTAATAGCATCTGCTTCTAATGTTCCATCTATATCTGCGTTTCCAGAAATATCTAAGGTGGCACCGTCTAATTCACCAGTAATTGTTAAATTTCTAATACCTGTATAATCTTTGTTTGCGTCTAAAATAACCGCTTTAGAAGCAATTGCTGTACCAACTGCGGTAGCGCCTAAATCTAATGCATTAAGCTCACCAACCACTGCCGTAATACCATCTAATACATTTATTTCTGCTGCGGTTGATGTAACACCGTCTAAAATATTAAGTTCTGCGGCGGTTGATGTAACACCGTCTAAAATATTAAGTTCTGCGGCGGTTGATGTAACACCGTCTAAAATATTAAGTTCTGCAGCAGTTGAAGTTACACCGTCTAATATGTTTAATTCTTCAGGTGTAGATGTAATTTGTGTCGTGCTTACAGCCGCTAGTACCGGTATTGTACCGGAAACATTTGGTAGATTAATTGTTCTATCACCAGTGGGATCGATAATTGTAAGGGTAGTTTCATGTGCGTCAGCAGTAGCGCCTTCAAATATAATAGCATTAGATGCATTCATTGTGACGGTGTCTACAGTTGTAGTAGTGCCAGCGACAGTTAGTTTAGGTACAAGTAATTCGCCAGTGCTTGGATTATATCTTAATGCTCCAGTGTCATCTAATAAAGCATTTGACTCATCGTGAAATACAACCGGAAAGTTTGTGTTAGCAGTACTATCGGTAACTGTTACTGTAGAGGCTAATGTAACTGTTGTTCCAGCAATCACACTTGCTAAAGCAGTGCCATTAACTGTTATTGCATCTGCTTCTAACGTGCCATCAATATCTGCATCACCACTTACATCAAGAGAACCTGCATCAAGTTCACCACTAATAGTAATATTTCTACCACCAGTTATATCTTTATTTGAATCTGTTATAATAGCTTTGCTTGCTATTACTGTTCCGTTTGTTATTCCATCAATAAGATTAATATCTGTTGCACTTGCAGTAACACCATCAAGTATATTTAATTCTGCAGCAGTAGACGTAACTCCGTCTAATATGTTTAACTCTGCGGCGGTTGAAGTTACACCGTCTAATATGTTTAACTCTGCGGCGGTTGAAGTTACTCCGTCTAAAATATTAAGTTCTGCGGCGGTTGAAGTTACTCCGTCTAAAATATTAAGTTCTGCAGCAGTAGACGTAACGCCGTCCATAATGTTTAGTTCAGCAGCAGTTGCACTTATCGCAGTGCCTGCAAAATTAATAGCATCTACATAAGCTACACCATCAATATAAATGTCTTTCCATTCTTTTGATGAGCTACCTAAATCGTAAGTATTATCATCATCGGGAATAATATTAGAATCAACCTCGCCACCAAAAACAATGTTGTCGGTGTTAGCATCACCAAGAGTTAGGGTGCCACCGTTAAAGGTTGTTGTACCAGTTACCGTTAGATTACCACCAACGTCTAAATTAGCGCCTAGGGTAACGTCACCGTCTGCGTCCAGGAATACGGACCGCGCCGCGGGCATAGTACAAAATACTGTTTTCGTACCAGAAGAAAAGTTAACGGCACTATCACTGTTAGAGCTCGCATATACAGTCGTACGGGTAAGATCAGAACTGTCACCGTCTAGGGTGCCAAGACCTACTTCAAACTCATCTGCAGTTGCGTGAAAAATTGCATAGTAAGTAGTATTAGAATTACCAATACCTGCAGCAAAAGTTTCAAAACCAGTTGGTGCTCCACCTAAGGATAACGCACCGGTGCCGGTTGTGGTTGTGGTCTCTTTGACTCTTTCGTTAAGTACTAACGCCATCTAGTCTCCTTATGCCAATCTTATAATTGCTGTACTCGTTCCTGCTGCTGGAAACTGTATGGTAAAAGTTCCTGCAGTAGTTGTAAAATCTCCGCCAAAATCTAACCAACAAACAGCGTTGGCACTAGCAGTATTTGCACCACCACTTGATTGATAAATAAGTGCAAACTTTGCAGTGATTGTAGCTGTAGTAAAAGATGTGTCAGCAAAATCTATAAAAGCAGTTGAAGCGGACGATCCACCAGTTACACCATTATTAGTTAAGGTATTACCACCACTAGTATAGTTAGTGCCACTTGCTTCGTTAGTTGTATCAAATACAGAGTCTGTTGCTGCTGCGGTTCTAGATGAAGTATACAAAGCTATTTTATAAGTGTCGCCACCTGATTGAAAATTGTGGTTGCCTTTTAACAACTGATCTTTAAAAACATTACTAATTACATTAGCCATATATATTCTCCTTAAGGGTTTCCAGACGGCACCGGTATTCGCGGTATTCCATCCATGTATTCATCTCTTCTTCTTCGGCCCATTTGTTCACCAGCAAATGGTGTTAGTGACTCTTTATAATACTGTTCATACATTTGCACCATTTGTGGGTTTTTTAAAAATTTAAAAGCTTCTACGAGGCAGGCATAAAGCAACATTTCTGGTGCATTACTACTAACCCAAGTGCTTGTGTTACTTGAGGATAGTCCTGTTGGTTGCGCATTATACGCCAATTCAACAGTATACGTTGCATCGGGCGCTGGAGCAAGTAATATTGTGTCATTGTCCCAATTTGCATAGTATTTTGGTGTTCCAGTAGTAGTTCTGTTTGGCACAAACTCATTAATAAAAGATGTATCTTTTTTTTCTAAAGTAATACGTACATTATCAGTATCAAAAATTTGTATGTATCTAATAAAAGCAAAAAGTTGTGGAGTAGCTCCAGGCATAGCTACAAAGGGGTCACCTATTGTTAAATTGGCCGTTTTATATTTTTTAAATATATCTAAATCTACGTTTCTAAAAACTCTAGACTCAGCATGTTCTATAATATCATTAAGAATAGTTGTTGTTAAAACATTACTATCGGTTTCAGTATAATCTATTATTTGTTGTGTTAGTTCTGCGTATGTTGTCATGCTACTAATGTTGCCGGGCCAGCGTAAGCGCGGAAACCTCCTCCTGTTATATTACCAGTTGTTGCAGTGTCTGTCGATACTGTGAATGTATAGGTATTAGTATCAACAACGGTTATAGTGTATCCTACAGTTTTATTTATGTTTGTAGCAGATATGCCATCAAAACTATCAGCACCATAAAATCTTACGGTATCACTACTAGCTCTACCATGATCTTCTTCTGTTACTGTAATAACACTACTACTTGAGCTGCCTGTTTTAAAAGAATTGGTTTTTAATAAATTAGGTGTTGGGTTTTCTGTTCTATCCGGCCTTGCATCTTTTAAAGATTGCGCATCAGCTGCATGTGCATTTGGTTCTAGTTGTGGATGTTTAGCCTCAAACTCAGATCTGTGCACTAAAGAACCATTCCATTCTTTTAGCATTTCATTATAGGGAAAAGCCATACCACTTCGATCAGATATTGCTTTAGCTCTTTTACCAATAGAATATTTAGACATTGCTATAATACGTCCTTGGCGTTATGTAAGTGCTAGTTGAAGAACCATCTTCTGTTATTGCACGATTTAATTCATCTTCGTACAACATTTTATTTTGCTGCACTAATTCAGGATTGTATTTTTGTGCTAAGTAATAAGCTAAGCCTGATATCATGCACGGCACGAAACGATATGGCACGTCTCCAGCATTCGTATAATCACCAACGTCATCAATTCTTTTTACATAATAAAGATGCATATCAGAACTTGCTGCTGAAGAATTAGGTACTGGATAAACAGTAACGGTAACTCTATCTATAAATCTTTGTACATAGTATTGCACTGGTGTGCCTACTTGTAGTTTGTTAGCAAGTGCAGAATAATCTGACCTACTTATTTTTGTTAAAGCTACGTCTTGCTGTGAACTTTGCGTTCTATTAGTTCTAAAAGTTGCTTCTAAAACATCATCCATTCCAAATATAGTAGATTCTATTTGATTTGTTGTTGCTTGTGCGCGATTACTGTCAGCAGTGTCGTCTGCGGCACTTCTGAAAAAATGATACTCAGCTTGGTTTTCTATTAAATCAATATTAGTTTCTTTTAGTTCCCAATAATGCAAGCCTCTATTAGCCCATTCTTGAAACATTATATTTATAGAACGTCTAGCTGATTTAAGTTGATAGCCGGTTAATTGATCTACACCAACACGTTGGTAAGCATCTTCTATTATTTCTTCAATAGAAAAAGTTTTATCGAACGTTGCTGTTCCTGAAGTAGTGTTTGGCATATGCTACTCCTATTAATAATTTTTAAGCCACTCACATGTAATGGTTGCACTGTCATTAGCAGTACAAGCAGGCATTACAATTACAACATCACCCGTAAAATTGGTAGCTTCATTATTTTTAATACCACCAATAGAGCTATAGTCTAAATAACCATCGCCCTCTACTGTTAGAAAAGTTGCATCAGTGTCTGCATCCCACATCAATTTAACAGAATCTACTTTTGCTGTCATTGATACGCTATACCATATTTTGTTTAAAGTAACTGTTGCTGGTGTTGCACCGTCGCCTCTTGCTGTCAATGCTGATACATCAACAATTTTAGTTGTACCGCCAGAGTTGTCTGATACGTTTTGATAGTGTGTAACTATTTTTTTATCACCTTCAAAAAGTGTTTGATTTAATACTACGTCTGCCATTTTATTTCTCCTACTAAAGAGTAGGGGACATTACTCCCCTACTCAGAGTTAATTATTATTGATCTGCAAATGCAGGTACGTCTGCACCTTCTTGGTAACCCCAAATATAGTAATTAGTACTATCTTTAGCTACAACGTTAATCTCAAACACACCAAAGTCTGTAAGAGTTAAGCTGGAGTTAGAGCTTCCGTTAGAATAAACAGATACGTTATCAGCATTAGAATCTAAATGTACGATACCACCTAAAAAGAAATTACTATTTCCTGGTGTTAATAGAATTAGGTTCTCTGCTTCTTCTGCTGCGCCACCATAAATAAGTTTATAGCTTTGACCCGCAACTGGTGCCGGTAAAGTTATAGTTCTATTAGCTGCTAGTGCAGGAACTACAAGTGTTCTACCACTGTGTGTTGCAGCATCAAGAGTTTTGTTCTCATCCGCTAGTGCAACAGGTGCATCACCCATAGTCATAATTTCAGTAATTGCTCCCGTAGATGCATTTTTACTGACAGTTTTAATTGTGCTTTCAGATCTTAAAGGACCCGAATAAGTTGTATTACCCATATTTTGTCTCCGTTTTCCGTTAATATAGTCCTGAGAAAATCTACTGCATGAGTCTATACTAACTAATTTTAATTATGCAGTGGGTGAATTATACGCTTTTAAATGTGTTTATGCAAATAAAAAGGGGCCCGAAGGCCCCTTAATATCTTAGTCTTAATCTAGTGATTAAGCGCCTGGAGATCCGAAGATTCCACGAGGGTCAGAGAAGCCGAAGCTGTATCTTTCTCTCGCTTTGTATCTAACGTTTCCTGTATCGAAGTCGCCTTCCATAGCAGTTTTTAAAGCTGCTCTTTGGAACATCTTTAATCCGTTAGGAACATCAGTCTTGATGAAAAATGCATCAGTGTCAGTTAGGTAGTTGTTCACTACATAACCACCAGAGATCATACCTTTAGATACAATCGCATTGATGTCATTATCAGCAGTACCAGTACGGTTAGCTGTTTTCATCAGTCTCTCAGCTGTAAATTGTAGCTCAGAAGGAATAATCATTTTTACTCCTCTTGCTGCAATTTTCAAACCACGCTCATCAGTGAAAGCAGCAATGTCAATCATTGCTTGCTCTAGTGATGTTTCGTTAAGGTCTGCTGAAGTGCTAAGCTCATTCTTGAATGTACCCGCTTGTGTTGGGTGGTCATCCGCGCAAAGCTCTTTACTGTCACCACCAGCAAAATCAGAGTTGAATGCATTGTTTAATACACTCGCCGCTTTAATTTGCTTAGTGTTAGCCATAGATCTTGCTAGTGCTTTCGTATAACGTTTAGCGATACTATCATACAGGTTATCCTCAATAGCTTCTTCTGTGATAGAAAAAGCGAGAGCAATTGTCTCGTGAGTGTAACGTGAAGTGAAAGACTCGTTTGCGCTATCGAAAGATACTGCAGAACCTTCAGCTTTAACTGACGCGTTTGCGAAACCAGTTAACATTACTTCTTCTTCAAAAGCTCTGTCACTTGTTTCAGTGTCGAAAATCTCCGTGTGTTGATTCTCGTAGTTTTTGTACTCAAGTCCAAATAATGCATTCAGACCTGGCTCAAGCTCTTTAGCGAGCTGTTGTCTTGATATAGCCATATTATAATCCTCCTGCTATTATAGTTCTTTTTTGAAGTTATGCTCATTGAAAATTACTATGTAATTCATGTGCGCAGCTCCAAGTTCATTGTTTTCAGGGTCTGTAGAAAATCCAACGATTTTTAACGAACCATCAGTTGCAGCTAAATCGCTCATATCAAGTTCTGCAGCAGATATACCATTACCTACTGTAGTTCCCATATTTACATAGTCAGCTACTTCATGACGATCTGTAACATCAGAATTTGTTCCAGTATCCCCTTGTATTTCAAACTTCATATACGGATCATCGTATACAAAAGCTCTTATTGATCCAGAAGTTATGTTCGTTTGTTCATAAAAGTTCTGGAAAGTTGGTTTTTTCGTTGAAGGATGTGAGTCGATTAATACACCATTTAACACACCAAGATTACTTTCACTACCAGTTGCACCAATATCAATAAAGCCAGTGTTACTAGCTTGTTGAATTACTGGGTCACCTTGGTACATAGAAGACGCTTCGTTGTCTACTATAAAGTACTCATTAGTCATCATGTTGTTTTGACCGCTCAACGTTCCTACAGGTCTCATACCAAATGCGGCATCTTTATTAGCCATATTGTTATCCTCCTTAAAAGGTTAGTTGTTGTTACGGTGGATAGGAATTACTAAAAAATTAGTCTTTCTTTGTACCACCAAAGGTTACACGTGCCTGCCGTTCTTGATTGATTGGCATGCTTGGGTGCTGTTCCTTCAAAACATCGTTTTCTAAAGCCTCATTACGATCGTTGTTTACTTGATTAAAGTAAGCCTCACGTGACTTTGCGAGTTCTTCTGGTATCCTAGCCAGCAATAGGCCACCGACCCCGATCACTCCTGCATATTGGCCTTTGTCATGTGTTGGATACACGGATCCTGGATATTCATCGGCTCTCACCAATTCCCAACCAGATCTTATTTTACCGGACATGTTCTTTGAATCATCAAAGCCTTGTGTCTCAGCACGTATCCACCTATGTCTAAAACCATCTGGCGCAGGTGGTGCATCCAGAGAAGATGGGGGAGCCCAAACTTTAGGTTTTTCATTATTAACCCTAGTTTCGCTCACGCGGGAAGTTTTAACAGTAGTTCCTGTTTCTTTTTTAGTCATATGCTTATACCTCCTTCGCGGCTAATTGTTTCGCATACTCTTCGAGTGGCACACCTAATCTTTTAGAAATTGCTACCTGTGATGGTGTGAGTTTCACAGTTTTTCTGCGTCCCTTAGTGGCCGGACGTCGGGCACTTGCTACATTCTGCACTGGTGCAGATGTTGTAGATTCTTCTACATTACCAAATTTATGTGGAAATGCAACCCTTATTCTTTTGTCTACCTCAGTATAGTATTCTTTGGTTGTAGGATCAAAACCTTCATCCTCAACAAGTTTCTGATGTATATCAAAAGCGGTGTAAGTCATGGCATTATCGGTGCCAAACCAAGTGTTTTTTGCGGACCAGTCTTGCGCTTGTGGGTCAATTTCTTGTGCCGCTTGATACAATTCTTGGGTTGTAGGCATTCCTTGCGCCATTTGATTGTTAGCTACTGGTTGTTCAGGAGCAGCTTGTGCTCTTGCCATGCGCTGTTCTTGCGTTGCTTTAATATTACCTAATCTAGCTTCTTCCATAGATAATTGGGCAATGGCTCTTTGCGCATCAACCTGACCGTCAATGTCACCAGCGTCAATAGCTTCTTTATATTTAGACTTAGCTGCGGCCATACCGGTAACTATTTTTTGTTCTAGTTCACTAGAATGTCTTTTATCTAAAGATTCATAACCTTGTTTTAATTTAGTAGCTTGCTCATTAATAGCTTGGGCATAAGAAATAGCTTCTTCTTTTTGTCTTTCGGCTTCACGCATTTTACGTGTCAGCTTTGCTATTCTTTTTTGGACGCCTTCTGAGTATTCACCAAGTTCATCTTTTTGAACATCCTTGCTGACATCAGGTTCCGTAGCTGTGTCTGCGGGCTTACTATCGTCTTCACTAATTTGTTCGACATCTATTTGTTCCTCTAATGATTGTTCTGGTGTCGTTGCATCAAGATCAATCTCTTGTGCTTCTTCGTTAGCTTCGCCAACGTCTATTGTTTTGTCTTCGTCTTGCATAGTATATCCTCCTATGGTTTACATTGCGTGCAAGATATCTTCCGGGTTATCTATCGTCCCTAATATCTCGTCATCGTTTAACATTCTTATCTCGCCACCATCAATCTCCATTCGTGATCCTGCATACCGTGCAAATATCACCCATTGTTTCTCCGCGCACCACGGACCGGTAGGATATTTTTCTTTGTCTTCATAACAAAGATCACCCATCTTTAACACATAACCAACTTGCGTTGATACTCGTGCTCGGTCTAATGTTTCTTGTGCAATAATAATTCCGCCTTTAGTTTCTTCTTTAACTTTAAACGGCATAACAAGTATACGCCACCCAGTCGGGGTCGGTAACTTTTCTAAACTTGTTTCTTGAGTTTCTTCTTTAGCTTGTGTAGCTTCTTCTTTGTATTTATCTTCTAATGCGTGTGACTTTGTCATCATCTGGTTCTGGCTCCTTTGGGTTTAGCAGGTTAGAGATTTCCTGTTTAATTTGATCCACTATGTGAATCTTGCCTAGAATATAGTTATATTTCTCCATATTGTCAACACCACCACCAAGTAATACTTGGGCGTTGCTTTCCATAAGTTCATTAAGTAGTTTTTGTACTTTATATACGACGTTTACTGGATCTACGGTTTCTTGCATTTATCAGGTTCTCCTAGTGAAGTCCAAAACTCATCTAGAGCATTGGGCTTTTCTTGTTTACAACATTCCCCCGATTGTTCTTTTTCTTTTGTGTGACAGGCACACGTGTCTTGGTCTTGCATCTTCGTTCCTCCCTCTGTCTAATAGATTCTTTATATGAAAGTTCTAATAGTTTATTCTCATTGTCCCAATATTCGTGGAACTTCACTTCTTCTTCATAATATCAGCTGTTTTGAGTCCGTATATTGAAGCGACCACGCCGATAAAAATTGATTGGTACCAAAAAGGTAGACTACCAAATTTCTCGAAGAACATGTCCAATTTGAATTGAATTTCAGGATCTCCCGAGAAGACCGACCAAATCAATAATAATACTGGCGCTGATACCAGGATTAAAACAAACTCGTCTTTATAACCTTG